CTAAAGATCATAGTCGTAATTTTAGTCCTTGGGGCGTTATCATTGGTGGCGAAGAGTTGCATAACAACCACCACCTGGACCCAGCGAGTCCCAAACTCAGCAAGAATTGGTTTGAGTTTGATATAGGCTGGATGTATATAAATATTTTCAAGTCACTTGGATTACTCAAAATTAAATGACATTTTTCTATAAAGAATTAGACCTTCCATCTATACCGGATGAGTTGATCACCAGCATGACGGCGCCAGAAAAGAAACTGTCAACTCACAACAGCGGTTATGGTGTCAAACATCAAAACAGAAACATACCACTGCATCCATGCGGATACTATTTTGGCAAGGTCATCGATGAATCCCTGCTCAATTGGTTAAAACAAAACATTTCACACATCGCGCGGCATCTGTCAAACACTTCAGTTGAGTTGCCAGGTGTATACATACAGACGCAAACAAATACCAACAAAAAGCAGTTGGCCACACACATTGTTCATACCGATGTCAGGCGTGTTGCGGCTTTGAACTACCACTGGGATCTAGGCGGATCGCATGTGATCAATAGATGGTACCAGGAAAAAGGCCAACCACTGCTACGCCCAAAAACCAATCCTGGTATACAAACAGATACCGGTAGTGTTCGCTATCAAGATTTAGAAATACTGGCTGAAACTAAAACAGTTGCACATCGCTGGTACATGTTAAATACTGCTGTGTTGCATGATGTACAGAATATAAAATCCACTCGTCAAGGACTAACCATTTGTTTTGGCAGCGCCGATGAGTTAGACTTTGCTGGATTTACCGAACACCCTTAGGACCGTGACTTAGGTTGCGTGGGTGACCCGGCTGCTGGGTTCTGAATGTGGGAGTCGTGCCCCATCAAGCATTTGGTAAAGTGAGCATTGTTTTTTCAATCGTAACATGTTATAATACTTGCATGAATAATCGAAAATGGGGCATTAGAGCTCAAGGCTCAAACAAAATTCTATTGGCTTCTTCTAATCTACAGGTGTTGAAATTCACACAACTGCTGGTTAGTCGTTACTGGTCGTTGGAAGTTGAGTCGTTGGAAAAGATCTATCGCCCAGCCGATACAGATTTAGAAAAGAAACTACAGTGGGTGTACAGTATTGTTGACCAAGAACTGGAACATGTGAATACCTACATCGAAAAGAAAAAAGTAACAAACATACAAGCAGACTATTTGACCATTACCAAAGAATTTTTAGACATTGTGGGTTGTACAGATCCAACCATAGAAGAATTTTACAAAACAGAACTTGATTATTTTAATTCTTATATACAGAGCTGTAATCAGCACAAGACCTTTGTGTTCAACAAACTACTAACTGCTGATTATTCTAAAACAGTAGAAGAAATAAACCAATGGTTCTTTAGTGAACTAGAACAGTATCCCATCGACTATACCACAGTGGCATATCACTTGAACGCAGAATTACTAAAGGGAAATCAATGACCGAAGATGTCAACAGCTTGATAGAAAACAATGCCTGTATAATGGTCAAGCCCAATGTACGGGTCAAAAATCCTCGCGGAAGATTCTGGGTGGCACAGAGATTTATTGTGATGGCTGTAACTGATTTACGAGCCAGGTCTGGGACTTTTGAGACTCCGTGGAATGCTCCTATCAACCCCACATTCAAATTGCCGCCGTTGATTCACATTCCAGACCGACTCAGTGACATAGCGGATCAACGAGCATTAGAATTAAATCAAACAGCCAAGGCCGAAAACAAACGCATAGTAATCATGTGGTCAGGCGGCATAGACAGCACCATGGTTGTTTCTTCGTTTATTAAAAACCTCAGCGCCGCAGACTTACAAAATGTTGCTGTTGTGTTTACTCTCAACAGTATCATGGAAAACTACGATTTTTATCGTACCCAAATTGCAGGTCGCATAAATTGCATTCCGTGGCTTTCGATAGACCTTACTGATGATTTCTTAGAGAAAAACATATTACTACATGGTGACCCCGGCGATTGTTTGTTTGGCCCCAGTGTCAGCATGTATTCGGCATTGATGTCTGATGGTCATCACTTGGAACCGTACACCAATCATTTGGATTTTATTGCCAAGACCATTGAAGAAAGAAACAAAGAAGTCGTGTTGCGATTCAATGTACCCGGCATTGGTAAATGGTATTCCAATAGAATTACACGCAATCTGGAAGAAGTAGCACCCGAAGGCATTGTCAATGTGGCCGACTGGTGGTGGTGGCATTACATAAACTTCAAATGGTCTTACAGTGTCATGAGACCGGTATTTAGGCGCAAGACCAACGGGTCTGAATCAATCTCGTTGAAAACACAAAATACAGAAAGCTATTATCAAAATTCATTTTTCAACACAGCCAGATTCCAACAATGGAGTTACAGCAACTTACCATACCATGTGGGCAATGACCGCCGAAATCACAAACGACAGGCCAAAGATTATATATACGAGTTGGATCACAATGATGTGTATCGATCTTATAAAACCAAAATAGAGAGTGTGCCGGTGTACGACGACTCCTTGTACTTTGTGACCAAGAGACCGGTACTATGGACACAGAACTGGCAAGGATATCACACAGAGTATCCGGGACTGATCGATGCCTGTTTGATTAAATTAGAGCAATTTAGAGGCTAACAGGCCTTGCTTTTGTTGAGCAGATACTATACAATACATTTTTAAACAGGAGAACCCATGTCACAAGGACCACGCATGTTCAGCGGCGAACAAAAAGCCAAACTCACACAACTCATTAACGAAGGCATGCAGGTCATGCACGAAGTTGACACTTTGAACGAAGGCCTAGCCGACACGGTCAAAGCCATTGCGGAAGAACTGGAAGTCAAACCGGCTGTGTTGAAGAAAGCAATCCGTATTGCACACAAGGCCGCATTGGGACAGACCAATGCCGACCACGAAGAACTCAATACTATTCTGGAAACAGTGGGCAAAACCCTGTAATGCATGATATTCTGCACGGCATCTTTGCCTGGATTCGAGAAGACTACAAAAGCAATCGACTGCGCTTTGGCTTTGAGGTTTTGGCTTGGGCCATCAGTGTTGGCTGTAGCATCACCATGGCACTCACTGTGCCCAATCCGCCCCTGTTGATCATGTATCCCATATGGATCACTGGTTGTGCCATCTATGCTGGATGTGCCTACAGTCGGCGCAGTTTTGGCATGTTGGCTAATTACATTCTACTTACCACCATTGATTCGGTTGGGTTATGCAGAATGTTGTTGGCATAGAAATAAATACTAGCATGGTCTCGCCGGACTTGAAACGGCATGTAGAGTCAGTATAGGCTTTAAACTATACAAGGAGAATTATGAGTTATGTTGACGCTCTTTTTGACAGAGCCAAAGATCAAATCCATATAGTCGAACGAGTTCGAGGTGAGCGAGTATATCGTGAATACCCAGCAGACTATATTTTTTACTACGACGATCCTCGCGGCAAGTTCCGCACCATTTACGACACACCGGTTGGCAGGTTCAGCAGTCGTAACAGCAAAGAATATCAAAAAGAATTAAAGACACTCAGCAATACACGACTGTGGGAAAGTGATATCAATCCCATCTTTCGCTGTCTTGAATCAAACTATTTGGGTGTAGACAGTCCCAAGTTACAAACAGCATTTTTCGACATTGAGGTGGACTTTGATCCTGAGCGTGGTTTTTCAAAACCTGAGGATCCGTTTAATCCAGTAACAGCCATATCAATATACCTGGATTGGCTAGATAAACTTGTGACCTTGGTAGTACCACCCAAGAGTTATTCATGGGAGACTGCCGAAGAAATTTGTAATCGTTACGAAAACTGTTACTTGTTTGAACGCGAAGAGGACATGCTGAACACATTCCTTGACTTGATTGAAGATGCAGACATACTGTCGGGTTGGAACTCAGAAGGTTTCGATATTCCTTATACTGTGATGCGTATCACTCGTGTACTCAGTAAAGATGATACTAGACGGTTTTGCCTGTGGAACCAACTGCCCAAGCAGAGAACCTTTGAACGGTTTGGCGCAGAGAATTTGACATTTGACTTAGTAGGTCGGATACATATGGACTATATGCAACTGTATCGCAAGTACACATACGAAGAACGACACAGTTATAGTTTAGATGCAATTGGCGAATATGAAGAGTGTGGCAGCAAGATTGCTTATGAAGGCACACTAGATCAATTGTACAACAAGGACTTTCCCAAGTTCATTGACTATAACAGACAAGATACCATGTTGTTGGCCAAATTGGACAAGAAGTTACGCTTCTTGGATTTGGCCAATGAACTTGCACACGACAACACCGTGTTGTTACCAACCACAATGGGTGCGGTTGCTGTAACTGAGCAGGCTATCATTAACGAAGCTCATGCAAGAGGTATGATTGTTCCTAATAGAAAGAGTCGTGATGATCCAAGAGAAACGCAAGCCGCAGGTGCCTATGTTGCTTATCCCAAAAAAGGCGTCCACGAATACATCGGGGCCATCGACATCAACAGTCTCTACCCCAGTGCTATTCGAGCCCTCAACATGGGCCCAGAAACCATTGTTGGTCAACTCCGTACCGTAATAACCGATCACTACATCAAAGAAAAGATAGATGCCGGATCAAGTTTTGCCGATGCATGGGAGAACATGTTTGGTACATTGGAATATCAGGCCGTGATGGAATGCAAACCCGGTGTGGAAATCACCATAGACTGGGAAAGCGGCGAGGAGACTGTGCATAGTGCCGCTGATGTTTGGCGTTTGATTTTTGAAGGGAATCAACCGTGGACACTCAGCGCCAATGGCACAATATTTAGATATGACATGAAAGGCATTATTCCTGGATTGCTAGAAAGGTGGTATGCAGAAAGACAAGAAATGCAAGCAAAAAAGAAGGCCGCAGAAACTACTGAAGACAAGGCGTTCTGGGACAAACGGCAACTCGTTAAAAAAATTAACCTTAACTCCTTATACGGTGCAATCCTCAACCCCCACTGCAGGTTCTTTGACCAACGCATTGGCCAAAGCACGACGCTTACTGGCAGGATCATTGCCAAACACATGGACGCCACAGTTAACGAGGCAATTACTGGTGACTACGACCACGTTGGTTCAAGCATTATCTACGGCGACACAGACTCGGTATACTTTACAGCGTGGCCGGCGATCCAAGCGGAAGTAGCCGCTGGTACTATGGAATGGAACAAGGATATCTGTGTGCAACTGTATGATACCATTGCGGATTCGGTAAACGAATCGTTTCCGGCATTTATGGAACGAGCTTGCCATTGCCCTAGAGACATGGGTGCAATCATCATGGGCGGCCGTGAACTGGTGGCTCGTAAAGGTCTGTTTATCAAGAAGAAGCGTTATGCTGTGCTGATTTACGATTTGGAGAACAATCGTCTTGATGTCAACGGCAAGCCAGGCAAAGTAAAAGCCATGGGACTCGACTTGAAACGGTCAGACACTCCCAAGGTTGTACAGGACTTCTTGAGCGAAATCCTGCTGGATGTGCTGACAGGTGCTGAGAGAGAAAGCATCATTGACAAGATCAAAGAGTTCAAACTGGCCTTTAAGGACCGCCCGGCTTGGGAAAAAGGCACTCCCAAGAGGGTGAACAACTTGACCAAGTACACAGCAGAAGAAGCCAGACTGGGCCGAGCCAACATGCCAGGCCATGTGCGAGCCGCAATGAATTGGAACAGTCTGCGTCGCATGTATGGCGACAATTACAGTTTACAGATCATTGATGGTATGAAAACCATTGTGTGCAAACTCAAAGACAATCCCCTGGGCTATACCAGTGTGGGTTATCCCACAGACGAAACACACATACCCGCATGGTTTAAAGAATTACCATTTGATCAAGACTTGATGGAAACTGGCATTGTGGATCAGAAGATAGAAAACTTGTTGGGTGTACTAGATTGGGATATTCTATCTAGCACAGATATCAAATCAACATTTGACAGTCTGTTTACATTTGAGTAAAATACTATTATGAAACTAAGCGAACTTGTTGATTTACGAGAAAGATTAAAGGCTTCTTTTTTCTTGGATCCTGTGCTGGCCAGTATTGACAATCTACGATTGAACTTGGGCATTGCTAGCCAAGGTGCATCTGAAGAATACAGTGGCATGTTGAACGATTTGATCAAAGACTATAGAGATATACGAACTGCTGTGTTGACACCAACCGAGCGTGTGCAACAGATAATTGATGCCATCAACGCCGAAATCAATGCCAAAAGTTCAGCTTTCTTCTTGAACAACTACGAAGAAGAACTACGATACGAAGATCCCAACAACATTCGTAAAATTCGTGTCATGTACATTCCCAGTCATGCTCAACAAGAAATAGAAAGCAGAATAGCATTATACTCCAGTTGGAAATACCCAGCATTGGAGATTGGTTGCCGTGATGGTGAATGGACTAGATTTTTGGTTGCCAGCGATCCATTGTACTTGACTGACGAACATCAGGCGTTCTTGGACACAGCATTAGCAAGTTATGCATCCGAATATCAACGGCGTGTTAGACCTTATCTGATCAACGATGACGAATATGGCATACTGCCACAAAAGCAATTCAATCTTGTTTTTTCGTGGAATCATTTCAATTACAAAACATTTGAGTCAGTTAAAAAAATACTGAGACAGGTGTACAATTTGTTACGACCCGGCGGTGTGTTTATGTTTAGTTACAACAACGGAGACTTACCAGCCGGAGCAGCCTATGCTGAGAATTACTTTATGAGTTATATTCCTCGTAGCATGTTGATTCCTGCTTGCCAGCAATTGGGATTTGAAGTGGTACACGCTCAGGACCACGAACCTGCTGTGAGTTGGTTAGAACTACGGCGCCCTGGAGAACTGTTCACTGTAAAAGGACATCAAGCCATGGGCGTTATCAAAGAAAAAACTGTCGAATAAGTTGACAGGTCTAAATACAATCATCTATAATACATTCAACAGGAGAAATTCAATGCAAGATTATTTAAAAGATATCGTACAACACACACATGGACTAGGCACAATCGATTTGGTCAAAGTGATTGGTGACGCCAATGAAACACGCATCATTGCTTTGGCTGAGGATAAAAGCGCAGTGGTAGATGCCACATTTAAAAGCGCACACCCAGACTTCATTGGCACATTTGGCATGCCCAACTTGGCCAAACTAAACACCATCTTGGGCATTCCCGAATACAAGGAAGATGCCAAACTGTCAATTACCAAACAAGATCGCAATAGTGAAAGTGTGCCAGTAGGTATCCACTTTGAAAACAAAGCCGGCGACTTTAAAAACGATTATCGTTTCATGACTGCTGAAATCATCAACGACAAGTTGAAGAATCAAAAGATGCGTCCAGTCAAATGGAATGTGGACTTTGCACCCACTGTGCAGAACATCCAGCGTCTGCGTTTTCAAGCCAGTGCCAACAGTGACGAAACTACATTTACTGCCAAGACAGAAAATGGCGACTTGAAATTCTTCTTTGGAGACCATGCTAGCCATGCCGGTAACTTTGTGTTCCAGGCCGGTGTGAGTGGCACACTGACCAAGTCGTGGTCATGGCCTGTTGCGGCTATTATGGCCATCCTAGCTCTAACAGGAGACAAAACATTTAGAATCAGCGATGAAGGAGCGGCACAGATCACTGTGGATTCCGGCATTGCTGTTTGGAACTACACACTACCAGCACAGACCAAGTGATGTTGTTCCACCAACATTGGGAACCAAAGGGTCATACATTTGGTACTTGTATGAGCCGGGAAGATATTGACCTCATGTATGTCAATATACCCAAGAACGCCAGTTCATGGACCAAGCCCAATCTGTTGGATCATCATTGGGAATTTTACAATTATCATTACGATCATATGTATCATAAACATGCCATGGTTGTACTGCGTGATCCTATAGAGCGTTGGCTTAGTGGCATTTGTGAATACTTTACTCAGTATCATCGCAACATAGATGTTGCCCAGTTCAATTCTGCTTTCTATGATTTGATAAAAGAACAAATAACATTTGACGATCATAGTGAAAAACAAGTATACTTCATTGAGGGCTTGAATCCTGAAAAGACTACTTTCTTCTGGTGTGATACAGATTATAGATTGTACTTTAGTCAGTTCCTGCGTAACCAAGGTGTACCCAATGCTGAAAAATATGCCAACTACGATTACCAACACACCACCGAGGATCGACGGGACGGTGACACTAAACGAAGCACCTTTAAAAAGATTTTTCAACCGCTACTAGACGACTCAGCATTTGTTGATCGTCTCAAACAGCATTATGCAAAAGACTACGAATTAATTAGTAAAGTGACATTTTGGCGTGGATGATTTAACCAGTAAACAACTAGACTATGCTGTATTTTTGCCTGCTATCTCAGGTTTCTACGCCACTTTTGTGGGCAAGCAAAGAGTCAACAATGATTATGTAGACCCTGCACGTTTTCCGCAGGGCCTAACAGATATGGAGCAGATGAATTGGCTTGATAGTCAACGAGGTCTGTTCCCATATAAGTGGTCGCTTTACTCCGGCGGCCATGCTAACCTAGACCTCACCAAGGCCGACCCCAGTGAGGACATGGTTCGAGCTCGCGATCCCAACACACTAATGCTAGGCGACTCTGGTGGATTCCAGATTGCCAAAGGATTATGGGAAGGCGACTGGAAAGCTGGTTCAGGATGCCCGAAGGCTCAGAAGAAACGCGAAGCTGTTTTGACTTGGCTGGACGGCATTGCGAACTATGGCATGGGATTGGATATTCCCACTTGGGTCATACATGACAAGAAGGCCAGTG